TGTTGTTGGTTATAAGGGTTCTAACGCTTATGACGCTGGTTTGTTCTACTGCCCATATGTACCGTTACAAATGGTTCGTGCAGTTGACACCGGTAACTTCCAACCAAAAATCGGTTTCAAAACTCGCTACGGCTTAGTTGCAAACCCATTTGCAGAAGGAACTACTCAAGGTTCAGGCGCACTATCAGTATTGTCTAACAACTACTACCGTGCGTTCAAAGTTGCGAACTTGATGTAATCGCAAACAGTCTCAATATAATAACTATAATAGAGACTGTTCAAAACTCAAAAGGCCCACTTCGGTGGGCCTTTTTTTATGGAGCATAAATACCATCATGACAGCACTCACTAGAAATCCATCTAATCCAAACTTTCTACAACCTAATAAGTTTCAGTTAAACTTTTCTAGGTTACCGAATGTTCAATACTTCTGCCAGACAGTAGGTGTTCCTGGTATCTCTTTGTCTGAAGCCGTTATCAACAATCCATTTGTTGACATTTATTCTCCAGGCGAAAAGGCAATTTACGATTTAATCTCAGTCACTTTTATGATTGATGAAGAAATGAAATCATGGATTGAAATTCACGATTGGATTCGTGCAATGACTTTTCCTAGTAATTTCAATGAATATAAAAAATTGCCTACTCTTGCAAATAGATTGGCAGAATCTGATGCTAAATTTCCACAGTTTTCAGATGCCGCTATTACCATTCTATCTTCGGCAAATTTACCATTATATAAGTTTAAATTTTACGATTGTTTCCCAACTACCCTGTCCACATTCGTTATGAATACTGGTGATTCACCAGATTCACCAATGACAGCTGATGCCACATTCAGGTATAGTTACTACGATATCGAAAAACTTTTCTAAAAACGCTTGACATTGTTGCCAATGTTGTGATATACTCCTCATTATAGGAGGATTTATTTTATGAAACATATTGATGATTTACTTGAAGAATGGCGCAAAGATTCGGACATAGACCGTACCGAACCAGGCAAAGCTCTTCTCGACATTCCCAAATTACACAGTAAGTATTTGAACATACTTTCAAGGCATCGTTTGCTTTCGAAAGAAGCCGAATTCAAATATAACAGAATGAAAAAGTTAAAATGGGAATACTATACAGGGAAGTTAGATGATGACCAACTAAAGAAGTATGGTTGGGAACCATTTCCTTTTGTTCTCAAATCCGATATTACTACATATTTGGAGAGCGATGAGGATATCAACAAGTATATTGCTATCAAAGCATCACATGATGAAGTGGTTGATATCTGTCAAAGTATAATGAAAGAGTTAAACTCTCGAACATTTCAGTTGAGAGATTTTATAGCATGGGAAAGATTCATTCAAGGTGTCTGATTTAACACTACATAAAAAGAATGAGGCATACATTCAATTTGAATGTGACCGAAGTATTGCTCAAGAATTGAGCGATTACTTTACATTCTATGTTCCAGGTTACCAGTTCACGCCTGCTTTTAAAAGTCGTGTTTGGGATGGCAAAATTAGACTTGCTGACCTAAGAAGTTTTACAATATATCATGGTCTTGTTCCTTACATTCAAAAATTTTGTAAAGAACGGGATTATAAACTTGATGTTGATAATGATGTAATCTCTGCTGATGAATTTTCTTTGGTAGAAGCAAAAGAGTTTGTTGATACACTAAACTTGCCACATGAGGTAAGAGACTATCAATTAAAATCTTTTGTTCACGCAATCCGTAACAGACGAATCCTTCTGTTATCTCCTACCGCTTCAGGTAAATCTCTAATCCTCTATCTTATAGTTTGTTATTTGCAACAAACGCAAAAGCGTGGTTTGTTAATTGTTCCAACTACATCATTAGTTGAACAAATGTATAAAGACTTTGAGGACTATGGTTATGATTCAGAAGAATATTGCCATAGACAATATGCAGGCAAAGAAAAACACACTCGTAAATTTTTGACTATCACAACATGGCAGTCAATCTATAAAAACGAAGGTGAATGGTTTGAACAATTTGATTTTGTATTAGGTGACGAAGCACACCAATTCAAGGCCAAATCACTAACAACGATTTTATCTGGTTGTTCTAACGCTAAATATAGAATAGGTACTACTGGTACATTAGACGGCACACAGACACACCGTTTAGTATTAGAAGGACTTTTTGGGCCTGTTTACAAAGCAACATCTACTTCCGAGTTGATTGAAAAGGGCCAACTTGCGAGCTTTAAAATCAAGTGTTTGGTTTTAAAGTATGCAGACGAGATATGTAAACAGGCCAAAACTTGGGACTATAACGATGAAATGGATTTTATCGTAAGAAACCAATACAGAAATGATTTCATTCGAAATCTAACATTGTCTTTAGAAGGCAATACATTAATATTATTTCAGTATGTGGAGAAACATGGAAAAGAATTACATGCTAACATCAAAAATCATGCAGGTAAAAGGCATGTGTTTTTTGTATTTGGTGGCACCGATGTTGAAATTAGGGAATCGGTTCGTTCTATCACAGAAAAAGAAAAAGATGCTATCATTGTTGCCTCTTATGGCACTTTTTCTACTGGCGTTAATATCCGCAATTTACATAACATTATATTCGCCAGTCCTTCCAAGTCCAGAGTTCGCAATCTACAATCGATAGGTCGTGGATTACGAATTGGTGACAACAAAGATGAAGCAACTTTATTTGATATAGCTGATGATTTTAGAATTGGTAAATTTACCAATTTTACTTTAAAACATTTCATTGAGCGTGTCAAAATTTATGACGAAGAAAAATTCAATTACAAATTCTACAATATCGAGCTGAAAAATGGAACAAACGACAAATAATACGGTACGAATTGTTAGACTGCAAAGTGGTGAAGATATCATTGCAGGAATGACCGAAGACAATGAAGGTGATTTGGTGTTATTGGATAACCCAATGCACTTAATTTTTAAACGAACCACTCAAGGTACGGTAATGATGATGATGCCATGGTTGCCAATTGAACTAATTAAGAGTAATATAGCAACTATCTACACATCTGACATATTAACAGTCATTGAACCAAAAGATGATTTAGTTGAGTATTATGACAATGTAGCACATAAGACCAACTTACATGCTATGGAAGAACATGAACATTTAGGTCAACGATTTAAAGAAATGATGGATGCTGATGACGAAGATGATGACGACTTTTTTGATATTGGTGAAGAAGATAATATTACTGATGAAGAAATCGAAATCATCTTGGAACAAAAGAAGAAAAGTAGGTTACACTAATGATTTTGGAATACAATGAAAACAATTTACAAATGGTGAGTGATATCATTAAAGATAATCTCACATCAGATTTATTGCCAAAGAAATGGGTAGAACGCAATTCTACAAACATTACTTTTGGTCATTGTCATAATGCTTCTGGTTGCTTGCAGAAAGTATTTGGTACCAAGAACATTAAGTTATATCGTGCGATTGACGATGAGGGAATATATCATTGGTGGGCAGTTGACTTGAACGGCAAACTGATTGATTTGACTTCAGAACAATACACATCGACAAGTAGAGTGCCTCCTTACAAAGACGGTACGAAGGCTTCGATTTTGGGATTTGAATATCGTAAGAGAGTAAACAGGTTACTGGAGAAGGTAACTAATGAATTACTATCAAACGGAACACCGCTACTGTAACACTTGTCAAGAGCAATGTCAAGCAAAATATAAGGCAAATAAGGATGAATTATGAGTGATAAAAAAACAAAACATTATGTAAATAATGCCGATTTTCTGGCTGCTCTTGTTGAATACAAGAGAGCATGTGATGAAGCAGAGAAAACAGGAAAGACAGACCCACAGATACCGAATTATATCGGTGAGTGTTTCTTAAAGATTGCAGAGCACTTGTCTCGCAAACCAAACTTTATTTCCTATTCCTTTAGGGATGAAATGATTTCGGATGGCATTGAAAACTGCCTGATGTATTTTAGAAATTTTAATCCTGACAAGTCAAAGAACCCATTTGCCTATTTTACGCAAATTATCTACTATGCTTTCCTCCGTAGGATTATGAAAGAGAAGAAACAACTGTATGTCAAATATAAGGCAACAGAACAATTCGGTATCTTGGATGAGGGTGAAATGTATGAAGATGCGGAAGGCAATATGAAACAATTCGAATTGTATGATAACATTTCCGAATTCATTTACAACTTTGAAGAAAGTAAACGCAAGAAAAAAGAA